TGACGAGGTGATGCCTTGGAAAAAGTTTAACGTTAATATGGCTGTTGCAATCGAATATGATTTAGAATACTAATGAGAAGTGTATTTAGTTATTTAGTAAGACCAGTGGGAGATCGGTATGATAATAAGGTTTCCGTGGGAGATAAGGAATTAATTATAAATACATCGATTGAAAGTTTTAAATCTGTAAATAATTTAGCCGAGGTTGTAGCTATTCCATTAGCAATAGAGAATACCGATATAAAAGTAGGTGATCTAGTAATTATACATCATAATGTATTTAGAAGATTTTATGATATTAGAGGAAAGCAAAAGAATAGTCGTGCATATCTTATGGAAGATTTATACTTTTGTGAACTGGATCAAATATATTTATATAAGCAGGATGATAAATGGAATACTGTTGGCGACCGGTGCTTTGTAAAGCCGTTAAAGAATATAGACCATTTTAAGCTAGATAAAGAACAAAGACTTATTGGAATACTAAAAAAATATGAATATAAAGGAAACGAAGCAGAATATAATCCAAGCTGGGCACAAAGCAGTTCTTGAGTTAATTAAAGTTGCAGAGGAAGCTATCTTAGATAATGGTGATGACGATTTATCCGCAGATAAATTAAAGAACGCAGCCGCAACAAAAAAGTTAGCTATATTTGACGCTTTTGAAATTCTAAGTAGGATACAGGATGAAACCCGCATGCTAGAAGAAGAAGATAAAGATCCTACAATAAAGACTTTTAAAGGATTTGCAGAAGGGAGGTCTAAATAATGTACGAACAAACACTTTATAAGATACTACCTGACTACGTAAAACCTTCCGTGATTAAACAACAAAACCGATATAATAAATGGAAGTATGGTTATAATAAAGAGTATGATCTAGTTATTATAAGCAAAACCGGTAAGATTGGTGAAATATACGAAATACAAAATTTAAGGATTGCATTGCCTTTAATTGAGGATTCTTTCAAAAGAACTTCGAAGAAAGAAGAGCAACACTGGGAGCAATTAAAAATACCAAAAGAACTTGAAAAAATAAAAAGTGTATTTGATTGGAATAAATATCCAGATCATTTCAAGGAAAAATGGTATGACTACGTAGATAACGAATTCAAACGTAGGGAAGAAGGCTTCTCTTTTTATAACAATGGAACTCCGACGTATATTACTGGTACGCATTATATGTACTTGCAATGGAGTAAGATTGACGTTGGTGCGCCAGACTTTAGAGAATCAAATAGATTATTTTTTATATTTTGGGAAGCTTGCAAAGCAGATTCAAGATGTTATGGAATGTGCTATTTAAAGAATAGACGTTCCGGGTTTTCTTTTATGTCGTCTTCTGAAATTGTAAATCAAGCTACTATATCAAGTGATTCTAGATTTGGTATATTATCAAAATCAGGAGCGGATGCTAAAACAATGTTTACTGACAAAGTTGTTCCAATCTCACTTAACTATCCTTTTTTCTTTAAGCCCATACAAGATGGTATGGATAGACCAAAAACAGAACTTGCTTATAGAGTGCCTGCTTCAAAGTTTACAAGAAGAAAACTAGATAGCCAAGAAAACCCTGAAGAACTTGAAGGTCTTGATACAACAATAGATTGGAAGAATACAGGTGATAACTCTTATGACGGTGAAAAACTTAAATTACTAGTTCATGACGAGAGCGGTAAGTGGCTAAGACCCGACAACATATTAAATAACTGGAGGGTTACAAAAACTTGTTTAAGATTAGGTAGTAAGATTATTGGCAAGTGCATGATGGGTTCAACATCAAACGCACTTGATAAAGGAGGAGAAAATTTTAAAAGACTCTACTATGATTCAGATGTTAAGAAAAGAAACCGCAATGGACAGACTAGCTCAGGATTATATAGTTTGTTCATACCTATGGAATGGTCGTACGAGGGATTCATTGATACTTATGGCATACCTGTCTTCGACACTCCAGAAAAACCGGTAAAAGGCGTTGATGGTAATATTATAGATTACGGTGTATTAGAGCACTGGCAGAATGAAGTTGATGGTTTAAAGAATGATCCAGACGGATTAAACGAATACTATAGACAGTTTCCTAAAACGGAACAACACGCATTCAGAGATGAAACAAAACAATCGTTGTTTAATCTTACAAAAATATACGAACAGATAGATTATAATGAAGACCTAAGGAATACAAATGTATTAACAAGAGGTAGTTTTCAATGGGAGAATGGCATACTAGATTCTAGAGTTATATTCCACCCTAATAAAGACGGCAGGTTCTTAGTTTCATGGATACCACCTAAACATTTACAAAATAACGTAATAATAAAGGATGGACTTAAATACCCAGGTAATGAACATTGCGGAGCATTTGGTTGTGATAGCTATGATATATCAGGGACAGTAGATACAAGAGCATCTAACGGAGCTTTATCAGGATTAACTAAATTTTCAATGGAAGATGTTCCTCCTAATAGGTTTTTCTTAGAATATATAGCTAGACCACAAACATCTGAGATATTTTTTGAAGAAGTTCTTATGGCAATAGTATTTTACGGAATGCCTATATTAGCAGAGAATAATAAACCAAGATTATTATATCATATAAAAAGAAGAGGGTATAGAGGTTTCTCTATTAACAGACCAGATAAGGTGTATAATAATTTGTCGCCATTTGAACGTGAGGTTGGAGGAATACCTAACTCATCGCAAGATATAATGCAAGCCCATGCGGCTGCAATCGAAACATATATAGAAAATTATGTTGGGTTAAAAGAAGAAGGATATGGTGATATGTATTTTCAAAGAACATTAGAGGATTGGGCTAGGTTTAATATAAACAATAGAACTAAACATGACGCTTCGATAAGTTCAGGATTAGCTATAATGGCATGTAACAGACATTTATACTATCCATCAAATCCATTACAAAAACAAGTTGTACCATTAAACTTTAAAAGATTTAACAATACAGGTAATAGCTCGCAAATAATAAGATAAATGATTTATACAAATAATAATAGCACATTTCCTAGTCAAGTAGTGCCTACAGTTGTAAAGAACAGCTTAGAGTATGGAACGGCTGTCGCTAAAGCAATCGAGAACGAGTGGTTCCGAGGTAATCGCAATGGAGGAATAGGAGGCGATAGATGGAGCGCTAATTGGAATCAATTTCACTTACTAAGGTTATATGCTAGAGGAGAACAACCTATACAAAAATATAAAGATGAATTATCAGTTAATGGTGATATGTCTTATTTAAATTTAGATTGGAAACCAATACCTGTATTGCCAAAATTTGTTGATATTGTTGTAAATGGAATATCAAGTAAAAGTTACGAAATAAAAGCATATGCTCAAGACCCTGTTTCTGTAAAGAAAAAAACAGATTACGCATCAGGCATATTAAGAGATATGATGGCAAAGGATATGCTTATGGATATAAAGAATAATTTAGGCGCAGACCTGTTTAATTCTCCAAATCCAGATGATTTGCCGGAGGACACTGATGAATTATCATTACGTTTACAACTAACATATAAAGAAGCTGTTGAAGAAGCAGCAGAAGAAGTTATAAATAATACATTAGCTAGAAATAAATACGAATTACTTAATAGAAAGATAAATTACGATTTAACTGTATTAGGTATAGGAGCAGCTAAAACAAGTTGGAATAAAGCAGAAGGTATTAAACTAGATTATGTTGATCCCGCTAATCTAGTATATTCATATACAGAGGATCCAAACTTTGAAGACATATATTATGTTGGAGAAGTTAAAACCATTAGTTTTGAAGAACTTAGAAAGCAATTTCCAAGTTTAACGGAAGAAGATCTTTTAGAGATTGAAAAATTCCCAGGAGATACTAATTATAGAAATACTTATTACGCCCAAAGTTACGACTCAAGTAATGTCCAGGTATTATATTTTGAATATAAAACCTTTATGGATCAGGTGTTTAAAATTAAACAAACTGATTTTGGATTAGAAAAAGCTATAGAAAAAGATGATGGATTTAATCCACCTGAAAACGATACATTTAAAAGAGTCTCTAGATCAATAGAAGTATTATATTCTGGTGTAAAAATATTAGGTAAAGAAAAGATGTTAAAATGGGAAATGAGTGAGTTTATGACACGCCCATATGCAGATACCACGAAGGTTGAAATGAACTATACCATATGTGCTCCTAGAATGTACCGCGGAAGAATAGAATCACTTGTGAGTAGAACTATAGGTTTTGCTGATATGATTCAATTAACACACTTAAAATTACAACAAGTATTATCTAAGATTGTACCCGATGGAGTATTTGTAGATGTTGATAGCTTAGCGGAAGTAGACCTTGGCAATGGTACAAACTATAATGCGGCAGAAGCGCTTAGTATGTATTTCCAAACAGGTAGTATAGTTGGTAGATCAATGAACCAGGATGGAGGTCAGAATGGCGCTAGAAACCCAATACAAGAGTTGCAATCGTCTAATGGTAATGCTAAAATACAATCACTTATAGCCACGTATCAATACTATTTACAAATGATACGTGATGTTACAGGCTTGAATGAAGCAAGAGATGGTAGTACTCCAGATCCAAATGCTTTGGTTGGCTTGCAAAAATTGGCGGCCGCAAATTCTAATACAGCCACAAGGCACATTGTACAATCAAGTTTGTATTTAACATTAAGATT